CATCACCGGCACCGGAAGTCACCGAAGTGTCACCGACTGTTTTCGGCGCGTTAATGTCTGCGTTTGCGTAACCGTCACCGGTAGCAGCATCTTTGCACGCTATTCCTAGCCTTGGATCGCCCACGCCCTGAGTAGTCGAAACGGCGGATGCCGTTACGTCCCAAAACAGTTCGTCGCTCTGGGATACGACAGAAGTATCCTTTGCGAGGGTGTAAACACCCTTGACCAATACCGTACCAACGGCAAGGCTATCAATATCAACCGCTGCGATTCCTACGCGTGAGCCCAGGTCAATTACACCGCCGGCGGCTATGTCAGAACCCGTTGAATTGGTATATTCAATCGTTCCCTCGCTTTGTGCTTGCTTGATCATAATATTCCCTTTCTTTTTTTAGTTGTATCCCAGGCATGAACATCATGCCCAGAAGATGGTTTAAGCTGTTTCGCCGGTTTCGAGAACCGCGCCCGTGTGATCAATAGCGGCGGCGCCCACGTCGTGGCGTACCTTGAACACACGCCCGTCAGCATCGGTCTGGTTAACTTCTTCCATGAACGGAGTTCTGTTGCCGTTCAAGAATGCTACTTCGATGACCGGGGCAGTGGAAGGGTCGGCAAACATATAGTATGCCGTTGTGCTGTTGCCTGTAATATTGCTATCTTCGAGCAAAGGTTCGACAACCGGCATCGCCTTGTTGCGGACCGGGTTTTTCACCCCTGGGTTTTCCTGGCTGACATCAGTTCCAGAACCGAAAACCTGATCAGCCTTAAATTCATTAGTCTGACCGATCAGTAGGATTTTGGGTACTAGCGACAGCGTAAGCGTCTTGCTTTCAGCGGCGGCCATAGCGTGTAACATTCCGGTTTGCGAGCGCAATTTAGTGATGATGTTCTGGACTCCCGCCTGCGCATGCGCCAGCGTGTCCATCGCATAATCAGCGCTTGCCGAATAATTGCTGTGACCTGAGCCAAACAGAGCCAAACTATCATTCATCGTGGGGTTCGCGAGGAGCGCAACAACCGCCAACTGATTCGGTAGTCTTGCGGCGGCGGCACCCATCTTACGCGGATTCTGAATGAACGCGTCAAGATCGTCATTAATGATTGCTTGACGGGACAGATTGAATTTCAGGCCATAAGTGAAAACCTGTATTCCGTTCTGGTCCTCGGAAAATGCAGTTTCCTGATATTTTCCGTTTTCATATACCCGCTGCAGATCGCCTGATTCCGACAGCTTGACCCGATTCATTTCTTTGAAATCGGACAATGAGCCAATTTTGCACCACTCTTCGTAGGTCGTCGGGGCGGCGTCAAAACCGTCGAGCATGCTCTTGTTAACCCCGGCGGCAAGAATATAGGGGAAGTCTGAATTTGATCCGCTTATGATTTCTCCACCCCGAGCTATTATGTCGAGTTGGCTTTGTGTGATTTTTGGACCACGCAACGCCTGGTCAACAACTTCCCGGATGTCACTGCCGGGAGTGATCCCCGCTTTTCTTAGACATTCGCGAGCTAGCTCCTTCAGCCCAAGCGACGCTAGTTCATGGCCGCCGTTCTTTGTTTCCCGGACTGATATATGTCCGCTTCTGACCTGCAGCGATTCGATTGCCTGGCGCTGGAACTTGCTTCTGTCGTCAGCAATTACGACAACAGGGCCACCCATCGATGGGGTTCTTTCGGCCAGCTTTGCCAATACCCGACCGCGGGCATCTTCAAGGGATATGCCGGAATCAATCATTTCATCACGATCTCTCGATGTGATTCCATGCCTTTCACATTCCGTAATAATTCCCGTGCAGCGGGATCGTTCCTCAGCCTGCCGTTCTTCAGCCGGAGTAGCCGGAGCAGCCGGAGCAGCCGGAGCAGCCGGAGCAGCCGGAGCAGCCGGAGCAGCCGGAGCAGCCGGAGCAGCCGGAGCGTCTTCTTCTTCACGAACAAAAATCTCGTGATTTCTCAACATATCTTCTGTATTCACATCTTCAGGATTCCATCCCCTGATTTCAAGCCATGTTTTGAATTTCTTATTCATAACATTCCTTCCTTTGTGTTCTGTTTTATTGTTTTTTGCTGTGATCTTTTCGGACCGCCCAACACCTACGGACGGATCAGCAGCAATTGGCGTTAAGGAAGCCTCTAATGCTTCCCATTTTGTCGCAACATACGTGGGTCCGAATATCCGCCCCATGTAGGATACATCCTCATTGGGAAGATAGATATATTGTAACACCCTGTAACCGACAGAAACGCCACGTAGAGACTTATCAATCAATACCTCTCTTTTTGCTATCTGCGCGGATGCGGTTGTCCCAAAGATAAAACGCAATTTCCCTTTGTGCGTTTTTTCATCTAGCCACACTTTAGTCGGCGGGCCAACGATTATATTAGGGTTGTGGTTTTTCAGGACGGCACCAACTTCGGCTAATCGGCTAAAATCTGCATCGCCTGCCTGGTGTGATAAGACTTCATTCTCGCCCCAGACATTCACGGGCAACTCGGACGAAAAGGAAATTTCAACTTCATTTTCTAATTCGTCAAGATCGGCGGCCCTGGTCAGTCCGTCGTATTCCGACGTAAGCTCTAAATCGAAAACGGCCCCTTCTGCGCCTGCTCTCACGATAGGCTCTGTGAGATCAATTTGGATTGCGCCATCTTCCAAAACTCTGCCAGACAAACCGGCGGGCAATTCGGATGCTGCTTTGCCGCAAAGCTTTCTGATTTCCTTGTCGTCGACTTTACGATATCGCTTTTTTTCCCGTGATGGTGGCATTATTAATCTTTCTCTTTGGTGGTGGCATTATTAACTGGTCCTCCGAGATCCCCCGCCTCATCCGGCAATTCTTCTGTGCCGTTCATAATCGAGTGCGACGCGTCGGAACTTAGAGTGATCCCTAACCGCTTTGCTTCTTTTTCAATTTTTGCCTTGGTCCGCAATACTGATTGCCAATCCCGACCAGCAAAGGCACATTCGTCAGCCAATGTAGTAATACCCGCCCTCATCGACTCGCGCTGGGCTACAATTTCTTGGGCTGGATTGATGCCAAATTGCCAGCCAGCAGGAATCCATTGATGCCGACGCCAATATGTTTGATTCCTCCTAGCGTTTAAATGGTCATATCCCGGCGCTATCAACCGGCCGGACAAAACAGCAATGTCAACCCACTTACTGTGGAACGGCACGTTGAAGCGGGAATTAAAATATGACATAATCTGCCGGAATGATTGGAAGTCCATCTGCTGGGCCATCCTGCCGCCCGCGTAAGCTGTCTTGCTTGTGTCTCTGGTTAATGCCTCGTAAGACATCCCGTGCTCTATGCCAGCGCCTGTAGCTCTCGCGTTTAGCTCGTTGTACATTCCGTAGGTTGCACCGGGTTTTTGTGGCTGCGCAAAATGAACCTCTGCGCCATGCGGTAAATTACCGATGATACCTGGCTGGACGTGTGTTAATGCGTTGCCGTCTGCATCGGTTGCTACTGTTGATCCGTTGCCCGGCATAAGATCGCCGTCCGGGCTAACCCCGCTTGCGTTTACGATCAGCACGGAAAAACATGCAGCAATCTTGACGCCCAGCAATTCCGCGTCTTCGTATTCGGAAATCTGGAAGAATTTATCGATGACGGCGTGGAACCACGGATAGCCCCTGACTTGTCCCGGACGGTTCCGGGTGAAAAGATGGATTATATCGCTTGCAGGGAATCTTTCTGTTTTGCTCGCATGCATTAGCGGCGATGCGTGATCGGGCATGTTGACATGATAGGCAACAGGGCGGGATGTTCTTTTGTCTAATTCGACGCCCAGAACAACATTGTTTCCGTTGTCCCTGTTGATGTTTATTCCTAAATCCAAAGCATCTGGTTCAAAAAATTCGACGGATATCGGGACGGCGGCGCTTGCTTGGTCTATAACTATGTGGACAAATGCCTCGCCGTCTTCTATCCATTTGCGCAATGCTAGTTTCTGGACATCGTACCATGATACTGGTGATGTCTCGGTTCCTGTCACGTCGGCGTTCATTGCCCATTCTTCCCACTCTTCGTCGTGCATTGAATTCCAGAGCTCGTTTTCATCACGCACGAGAATTTGATTCCCGTTATCTTCCGTGACCACTTTTGTGTCATACACATTTGCATGCGGATGGACACCAGACCCTACACAATACGACAGAAATGCGTTCATTGCGGAAACTGCATTCGGGACATTCATTTGGACCCATCTTGAGCGATTGCGTAAGACTGTCAGCTGACGCTGTAAAAGCGTGTTGATGGATTCAGACGATGTGACCCAATTACTATTGACCCTACTGCTTTCGGCGGATTTAAAGCCGGCGGCTCTGTTCCTCATTTCCAGGTCACAGAACTTTTTGAACACTTCGGCCTTTGCCTTTTTGGCATCAAAATATGGATCACCCCACGCTCTCCATGCTTGCGCAAATCTTTTCAGTGGGTTCCTCATCCGGCCCCGCTTGTTGGGTTTTGGAATTGCACAACTCGGAACATATTGGATGAGTTGCCTGATGATTCGACCATTTTTTGTTGCCGCAAGGCCAGGACCTTGTCCAAACCTAAGTGACTTTTGATGTCGCCCATCTCCCAAGTTTCGCCATTCAGGAGAATTCTTGAGATTGCCGCTTCGATATCCGCGCTAGTTACATCTGCCATGGTGGTATAATACCATTCCCACAATTGGGGTTAAAGATAATTAATGCTATTCTGTAGCAGCACTTGATTCCGATTTTCCCATTTCTCTTTTGTCGACCACCGGAATGTTCTGCAGCGTGTGGAACCTTGCTTCGCATTGTGGGCGCAGGCAAATAAAGTTGCGCTTAATGACCCCTTCAATTCGCTGTGTCCGCACAATCTTAACACAGCTAGATCCACAAGACGGGCATGTATTGGCCGTATGGTCAATACCGTTGGGGAAAAATTGCTTCGTCGGGAAATATGTCGACGAAGCAGTGATAGGATCATTTTTTGATGGTGTGTTTGTAATATCGGGGTCTTCCTGTTTGGATTTTTCTGGATTTTTTGGCAGATCAACATCTGGCGGCAATCTCGGTGAGTTTGTTTGGTTGCGTTGGTCTCTGTTCTGCTCCATGCGATTTCTTGGTTTTTTCACATTCTCCCCTTTTTATTTTTAAAGTTAATTTTAACGCTATTCTTTCTTTCTTTCTTTCTTTCTTTCTTTATGCAGGTAGCTGGCCATTTTCAGATCATGGCTAGCTATCAATCAACTATCAACCAGATAGCTCCCTGATGTCGTCAACGGTGTAAACACTCCTCATTTTATCGGCCAAATGCAATTTTTCCTTGATATACTCCCATTCGATTTTATCGCGGTACATCACCACAATCTTTCTTTCTTTATGCAGGTAGCTGGCCATTTTCAGATCATGGCTAGCTATCAATCAACTCATCAATTCTTCTAATTCATCAGCCATATATCCGGTCAATTCGGTGTCGATAATTCCTGTGTCTATAGCATTGAGCATGTCTTTCAGTTCGGAATTGTTAATTTCTGACAATTCTGCGATGCGGTTGTCAGCGATAAGATCAGCCCATTCTTCCGACTCCGACTTGTAATTCTGGAAATCCACCGGAACCTCAGACACATTGAGCAGGATAGCGGCGTCAAGCCTTCCGTGACCGCGAACGATGAACCCAGATCTATTACTGACGGTAATAGGAGCCCTCCAACCCTGCGAGCTGATTATCTTAGCTAATAAGGCAACTTGCTTATCTGGATGGTGATTTGGGTTCTGTGGGTTTTTAACCAGCTCTACAATCGGGATGATTTGGTCATATGAGCAATGTACCTTTACCCCGCTTGCACGTGGTATTTCAGGATTTTTCTTCTGTCGAGCCATTCCCCGTCCCGTTAAACGTCAGCTCGTACAGCGACCTGGTGGCCATGCGAACGACGGAACCCCGTCCGCACTGAAAGTGTTCTTCCAATTTATCTAATTCGGCGGCGCCCCGTTCGTCGAATCGGACAGCAACAGCTTGATCTTTTAACGGTTTCTCGGTCATGATGGATAATATAGCTTTTCCGGGGTGTAAATAAAAGTGAAATAAAACAAAAGAATGGTTGACACTATTATAATATCGTGATAGCATATTGACAATGAGACGAGATAACAAAAGCGAAACCAAAAACAAAGGGAGCAAAACAATGACAAGATACATAGACAAGATCGACAATAGCCGAGATGCAGGCCAGGT